CCTATATCCCTTAATGCATAATCTTTCAAATCAACTAAATACATTACTGTATGAACATCGGATAAACCATAGGCATAGTCATCAAATGGGTTATTTTGTAGCTCTATAATTTCATCAGATTCAAAACGGATGTTTTCACTATCTCCGCCTACTTCCTGGTAGTAATACATTAGTTGACCGTGTTCATTTCTTTGGACAAACATATTCTGTGATGAACGTAAAATAAGATTATCTCCTGTCCATTCTAAATATCCCGAACCAAAAATACGTGCATTCCTTAACCATCCATAAATAGTCATATCAATATCAATATCAATAAAACTCTTTGTTATCTCTTTACGCAAATCTTCATCTTCAGTTACAATATCATAACCATCTTTTACTGCATAAAGACAGGGTAAATCAATAAGGGTTCTGATAATAGGGTCAGATAAATATATGTTCATATATTTACGATTGTCACCAATATGGGGTTCAAATTGATGGGATGTATACTCCTTCGTAAGGCGAATTCTTCGAATCACGCCCTCTCCGAAATCGAGCGGTTCGTCTTCTTTAAACGGAGGATTTTTACCTACAGTGGCAAATCTCCGGCTTACCCAATCGCCAAGACCCATTGATGACCTACAATTATATACTTTTCGCTGATATTTATAGTTTTCCTTACAATCCACGAGGGTTGGGTTTATAAAAGGTATTTTGAGGACGCCCGCTAGAAGCCATTGAAACTCCGCTATAAGCGCCCCGCCGGTTTATTTTGTTTGCCCCCAGTCGAATAGATGTAAAACTACTTTCTGCGGGTAACATTCCCAATGTTGCGTGTATTCCCATTACTGAGCTATCACAATAATCATCGTGCTTTCCAGTAGGTGCCCCGATTTTTTCAGTCTTTTGTGTAGCATCCATCACATATTCCAAAACAGAATGTTCTTTGTACCATTTCGACATAAGTTTCTTATCTAAACCTGTTAAGTTTTCGGGATTCGGAACACGGACCATACCTTTTTGAATAAACGATACATAATCACGATAAGCATATGTTTTACTACCTTTTGGTCCTCCTGTAAAAATGAAAGGAATGAAGTGTATACTTTCTGGAATACATTCTAAACGTATCTCCTGCTCAAAAGCACCACCAATACCAGTAGCATCAATAATAACGCGTGAGGCGCTAAAACTTCTTGCAATTGCCATAATACGTTCTCGCTGATATGGTATATCGTGTCCCCCAGATTTAGGACCGATTTCTTCCAAGTATATAAGACGTGCAATATTCCCCCCTTCAGATTTTTCGGTAGTCCAGACGCTGATAACTGTGCTATTAACAGATTTACCAATGTCAACAGCGACACTACAATTAGTGAATTTCTTTCCATCGGGCTTAATGGCTTCGGGTCCAATGAAGGCGTAGTCATCAAAACAATTCCTCAAGTGTTGGGTATTGAATACATTCGATACACTTTCTACAAATTCACATTCATATTCCGTTTTCCAATGAATGGAATCTTCTCCCCACTCTATCATTTTGTTTAACATTTCCTCTTCATCATATGGTGGTTCGTAGGCTTCTCCTTTTATAACCGCGTCTCTCCAGTTGAAATGCATTCGTTCAAAAGAATCTGCATAACTCTCGTTATACAAATACCGATGCATATGATTTTCCTTACTTTTGGGAGTCCCTAAATTAATAAAGGGCGCCTTATTTGCTACAATACACGGTTCTACATTATCTATAAAGAGCGTATCAGCTATTAAAGGACTTTCATCAACTATTAAAAAGGTCGGGTGTTGACCACGTATCGCTTGTCCTTGATTACTTGGAGCAATAGGGGCCCTGCGTAATAAAGTACCACCCTTCATCTTGATTGAAGGCTTATTATGCAATTTGTATGCACCAATCAAAGAATTAAGAAATGTATTGTCTCTAAAATGCCGATAGACGTAATTAAAAATCAAGGCAGCTTGGTCTTCTGAGGGGGCTATAACAAACACTACGTCCCTAAAGCGGCGAAAAAACATCCAAATAACAACGGCCACTGAAAGTGCCCACGATTTACCACTGCCGCGAGGCGCCAGAATTGCCATCTTACGTTGAACATCGGGATTTCCTTTTGGATAAGTTAATGATTTAGTTATGATTTTTATTTGTAGTGGTCTTAATCTAAGTGGTCTTTGATTTTTATCTATTAAATAAGTTTCACAAAAAGCACGAATAAGTAGTTCCATTTTCCTTTCGTCACACCTTATCTCTTCAAAGAACTTTTCCATCCGAATGGAATCATAACTATTCCTGCCGGATATCGCTCTCTTCAGTGCCGTCGTTTCTTTCTTCACTGCTTTCATCATCAGATAAATCCCCCAGGAAGTTCATAAAGCTTTCGGTCTTCTTTTCTACAATAGTTGGTATTTCTATATTTAAGGCACGAAATTCCGTATGAATATCCTTAACAATTTGATTTCTTTGTTTTAAAAGTATACTGCGTAATTCTATATTTTTGATATGTTCTATTATTTCTTCCCATAAAACATCTTCAATTGCCAGATTGCGAGCCAGTAAGCGAACAAGTTCTTTATGCCTTTCGTATTCACCTTCACCAACTCTCTCTCTTAATCTAGCTTCGTATTCATCAACTGACACAACGCTCATTTCTTTTTCTTACCCTTGGGTTTCAATTGAGGATACTTCCTATAAACTGCAGCTCTAATACCCCCGGGACGAGGTGCATTGTGTGCTAATTTCAAAGCAGACCTTGCTCGGGTTAAAGTATTGATAGGATAACTTCCTGCGGGTGCTCCTCCCGATGGACCTGCAAAAGCTTTCACTCCTTTATATTTTCCTACATTAGAACCGCCAGGCCGTTTGCGTGCCGCAGCTTGTTTTTTCTTAGCTACAGTCTTCTTCTTTGGTTTTCTTTTATATGCCATTATATCATTTCCTAATTATAAATAAAATAGTATCTGTATCTACTCGAACCTACTTTAACTACTCCTTGAGCAAATACATTTGTAACAGTTGCTGCATTAATATCCGCATTCATCGCCGCTACACAGTCTTGAATTGTATCGGCACTTCCTTGTAATACGGAACTAGCCATCCATCAGTTCCTAAATTTAGTTCTTCGCTGCTGTCTCTTACCAATATGATGCCCGTGATATTCGCGGCTTCGTATTTCTGACTCAGTAACGTCCCTGATTTGTTTTAAAGCTGTTTCCTTAGAAATAGCTTTGTGTTCAAGAGCGTGGGTTTTGCCACCAACGTGACTATATACTTTTTCACCCTGACCACTCTTTCTCATCGTAAGGGTTTTATCAATATTATATTTCTTATTTTGACTTGCCATATTTACTCCTCTTCGGATAAACAACAATCATCTTGGTCTACACAAGATAAAATCACTTCCATCAATTCGTGCAATCCATCAACTTGTTGTCGTAATTCTTCACCTTCGAAATCGTTCATTGTTTCTCCATTTTTTAAGCAGAATTATCTCCGCCTTCTCCAGATGTACCCCTACTCAAAGTCGTGTAAGTTGGGGGTTTAGGTTTCTTTTCTATAAATGCTACATTGGGTGTACATTCAAGGTCTTGTGGTTCAGCTATTCCGCTGCCATCGCCGTTATAGTATAATACTTTTCCTTTATCAGCCATATTTATTCCTCCTTTAAAAATTCTTCCAGTCTTTTTGCTAATACTGATTTTTTACCTTTCGTAGATAATCCTAACTCAGTAAGTTCTTCTTTAAGTTCGGCCACTGTAAAATCATTAAAATCTATTTGTTCTATATAAGAACTTACTTCTTCATCAAGGTCAGGTTCATCTTCAACTACTGGTTCTTTATAATCCATATAAATGGGTGGTGCAAAATCTTCTGGGTCAAAATCAATACCGATATCGCATCCACACTTAGGACACTTCTCTTTCCTAAACCACTGAATATTTGCAGTGATTCCGCGGGCGTCGAAGTCAGTATAACAAGCGTGACATTGGAACATATTTATATAATAGGTTTGTCCAATATATAAAAGCATCGCTACTGTTCTTCATCGTGCTGATGGTCATCTCCATTCTCAAATGTTGCTTTTCTAACTTGTTCAATATTACTGTTCTGCTGCGCGGTCCACAGTTCTAATACTTTATATAGGATAACTAGTGCGGGTGCGCCAATTATTAACAGAACCGATTTATACGCTTCTATATCAGTTACCACACTTGGGTTCCTAAATGCCATTACTACCAAAAAGACAGAAAGACCCACCCAAGCTATAACTACAGGTGCAGCTACAGCCGCCATCATTAGATTAATAAATTTTTCGTCTCCGTTCATTGTTTTTTTCTCCTATGTTCCAAAAGATTCTCCACATCCGCAAGTT